AGTCTTAGCTTGTCTAAAATTTCGCATGCGTGCACCCCACGGATAGCGGATTCATACCTGGATGTGAATTAAGTAAATCTAAAGGTATGGCTGATCTCTGGTTGCTAGTGAAGGGCTGAGCAAAGTGTCCTAAAACCCCCCTATTTTCTTATGCAGACACCAATATTGAATTCCTATAAAGCTATATACGAATTTTATAAAACTACAAGAAACAATACAGAATACAAGATGTCTTTAACTTTTGATGAACAATTGAATATTTTGTCGCACGGTTGTAAGACAATCGTCCATGAATGCAATCTAACACAGGTAATTCATTACCATTTTGTTGGAGCACCCTTTATAGGGTTGATGTCACACGAATTGCGAAAGCAGCGTGACGAACAGAAAGTGATTGCTAACCTTAATAAGCACCCAAAGGCAAATAAAGTGCCACTTAAGTTTTCGTACAATGATGATGAAGGTTGGACTATGGTTTATGAATTGGCAGAATTATCAATCGCTGAAACTTTCGTAGTTGAAGAAATAATAAAGAAGCAACGCATTTTCTTGACAACACGCGTGCAATCTGATGATATCTTCAACCCTCACCCTTGTATTGCTAATTTGGGAAAAGAATTAGCTTTTGGGGAAGAGAGTTGTAGAGTGGGCCAGGAATTGGCAAAGCATAGGAACAAATTGATTCATGCATTAACCGGCAATATTAAGCAAGTTGGTGACACTTATGTCCATGATGGAAACATCTTGACATGCTCAGAAGAGAGCATTAATCGATTAATTTTACAACAATACAACGCTAGTTTTGGTGAATCGAAGGATACATGTGACTATGTAAGCCTTGTAAATGAGCTTGATATGTTCGAAAATAAAAAGATTACTACAAATTTTGAGATGACAACAACAACGACAGGACTTGTGTCTATGTGTGTTAGAGATAAGAAAATTTATGCATCAGGAAAAGGTTCAAATAAAAAGAAAGTGAAAGTTAGTGCGAGTGCAAATTTGTTGCGTAAGCTTCTAGCTACATATTATTTTGATTTGACTTTGCCCTTGAGCATGAAAATGAAAAATATATTTTCACAAGTTCCACGGATGCAAAGTGATTTTAAAGAAAATACAAAAAGAGATAACAAAACTCATAAGCATGACAATTCAAAACGTTCTATATTGTTAAAAAACAAAGGTCTTGTAGAAGCTGCTCGTCATCGCGAAAATTTTGAAAAGCACAATAAATTGCAGAAAATATATGCGATTCAACGAAAACAAGAACAGGTTAAAACTGATGCGCTTGTAGCACAATTGCAAATGTTTTATTCAAATCGTGATATTGCACAATTACAATGGAAAATTCCAGTTGATGTGCGTTTTGGAGACTTTCAAGAGTTTTTGGATGCTATCGAAGGTTTCTTTTCAGAAGACGTGAAGAAATTAATTGATTGGGCATCAGTCATGAATTGCTTTTATCTGATTTATTCGAACCCAGATCTAATGGTTAAATGGAATGCATGTGATAATTTGCGAAGAATACTAGGCATTAAAACAATGTCTTTAGCACTTTTCGCAAGTATGATTTTGCATGTTTGTAAACAACTAGGTTTTGTTTCTGGGGGTGATCACCCAAAATTACAATCTTTTGACACCAGTTCAACATTATCTATTTTGATTACTTTGGTCCTTTCTATTTTATACAGAAATAATCCCAAAGCTTCAACAGTTGAAGTCCTTGTAAATTCTTGTAAAGATTTACCTTTAGCATCACGAGGCGTAGGATTACTTGAAGAAGTGGTCAAACGCATTTGTGCATATGTAAAAGGAGTAGAAAGTTTAGATGATCTTATACCAAATACGTTAAAGAAAATTGAAGAACAAGTTATGCAGTTGAGCACAAAAGATGGAATTTCTCGTTTGACAACAGATGAAAAAGCCTTTACAGAAATTTGTAAACTGCGTTTGGATGTAATAAATCTTTCATCAACGATTGACTCTCGATCTATCTATTACCAAAAATTTTTGGTTTTAAAGAGTCATGTAAACAATATGTATACCATTGCACAAAGATCTCCAGTGGCAGGTTGCGGTAGACGTAAGAAACCCGTTGTTTTCCACATTTGGGGAGATGCAGGTATCGGAAAGTCACGCATAATCAAATTGGTCTCTGCTGATACAATTTCGACAATTCTGGATTTGGAAGGTTACACTGAAGAAGACATGAATGAAGCACTTGAATCGTATGATCAGTTTGTTTATTATCGACCAGTAGGAGTACAGTATGAACAGAATTTTGTCTCTTCACGAGCAAAAATCTATGTTTGCGATGATGCAAATCAGGTGGATGCAAAACATTTACAACATGGAACTCCATTTCCACAGGCAATAATCCATTTGAATAATGAACACGATCATATGTTACCAGTGGCTGAGATTGAGATGAAATCACAAGCATTGTTTAAATCAGCATTAATTATTGCAACAGACAATAAACAAACACCGGATTTATCATATTTGCAATGTCCAGAAGCTTATCATCGTCGAATTGATTTTTCCTTTAAGATGGTTTTGAAAGAAGAATTTTCAAAATTAAGTAAAGGCACAAGAATGATTGATGTTTCCAAATTGGATTTAACACAACCAAATGAGTACATTTATGAATTCCATAGCGGAGACAGAATTTATTCATATGAGGAAGTTGTCGCTATGTTAAGAAACGAATTGAAGGATGTGCATAAACGATTCAAAGACGAGACTGTGGTTTTTAAACGACGCGCTCAGATTTCACGCGCAAATATGCAAGAGGTGGAAACAGCTCCTGAATATGTCGCTGATGTTATTCAGAATGCTGAACGCCCTAAGCGTGAACAAATTTCAAAGATGTTCAGAAATGCACGATCTGTTTTTGAAACATCAAAACCTTGCACTTCAACACAAAGTAATTTAGATTTTGGAATGACTGCACGCATGGAGAGTGATTTCACTCTTCCGAGTTTTTCGTTTTTAGAAGCAGAAAAACCACCGCGTGAAAGCATATTGAAATCTTTCTTTGTGATATATTTCTTTGCTTATTTACCACTTTCTTGGTCAACACGTTTGAATGATTTCTTCTTTGGACGCGCCAAAGAAGAAAAATTGAAAAGGAAAATTGTTCTTGCAACAATAACCTTTTTAATAACTTCTTTTGCAGCTTACAAAGTATACAAGCGGTTCTTCCCACCAGGGAAAAGAGAAAAGAAGAAGAGTTGTAATACATCAAAAGTCGAAGCCCTTGAAAAGAAGAAAATTGAGCTGCAGGAAAAGATTGAAGAACTTAAAAATTGTGAGGAAGATATTGAAACCCAAAAATATAATGATGGTCAACCAAAATCAGTTAAACAAAAAGAAAAGACACCTTCAAAAGCACCAGTTGTTGTAGTTCCTATTTATAAAGCACAAGGAATGTTTGACACAAATACAACAAAAATTTTTGTGAAAGACTACGTGAATTCAAGTAATACGGAACTGTCATGTCCAGCAGCATATCGTACTGAAAAGATGGTTTTGCAAAACATGTACATTATGATTCTGGAATTTAAGCGACAAGGTCAATTACAATATGGGGTTTTGCGTGGCACTTTCTTGAATGATAGATGCTTGATAACAAACAGACATTTCTTCTCCGTTACTGAAGAAGAATACAAAACAGCAAGTGTTTCTTTGTTTAATCCCTTCAGAGAATATATGAGAATACCAACATCGCAGCTTGATGTGATGTCATTTGCTCATGAAGACGAACCAAATAGTTTGTATTATGATCTTATTGCTATTAAATTTCCAGATGCGGTTAAACAACACATCGACTTGACACACTCGGTAAATTCGGAAAGCAATTTCATCAAGATGGAAGATATGGATAAAATTTTACATCAAAATGCCACAATGGTTTCATTATGTGAAGCAGTAGAATTCGAAAAGATTAAGGGAATAGATACGATAGTTTCAAACCCTCAATGGATTCTAATGGCAGAAAAACAAAGAATTTCCATTAAGTCGATAAACAAAGCACCTTTGTTAGCAACAGATCCAAATGGTGAGATGCTTTACACATGGAAAACGGTATCATATGACGCACAAACAATACCTGGATCTTGTGGTAGCATTTTAGTTTCAAATTCCTCCAATGAAACAGGTAAAGTGATTGGTATTCATATGGCTGGTTATTGTATGACCGACGATGCTTTTGGTCAGATTATAACTGCTGAAATGATCCATGCACTTAAACCTTATTGCCAAATGCAATATAAACCAGGGAAAATAGTGACTATTTTACCAAATGAATTTCCCATTGTAGCGACAATTCCACGCCCATTATATATGCCGTGCGAAACAAAATTGCGGAAGTCGATTTGTCATGGTGAAGTTTTTGAAACAACAAAAGCACCAGCAAAGTTGAAATATGGAAAAGGTGAAGAACATGGTGCTGTGACTGCAATAAAGAAATACATAAATCCCAGCTATTTTCTTATAGATGAAGACCGTGCAGTTTGCAGAGCATACCTTTATCATTGTTTTAAACCTAAAAGACGTATCTTGAAAATGTCACGAGAGGTTGCAATAAGAGGAGTTGAAGGAGATAAGTATAAACAAGCGATGAACAGAAAATCAAGCAGCGGAATTCCATTAGCACAAGAAACTACGCAGACAGGAAAACACGAATATCTTGGAGAAGGAGAAGA